CCTGAGTCGACGTCGAACCCCAGGCATGTAGCCACCTGGGTCAAGAGAAATAAAGGTCATATTTCTCACGATGTCGTTGAAGGGGTTGGAACCCTTCTGGGTTTGTCTCCGAGTTCGCTGCTCGTGGCGAACTATCTGCTGCTTAAGACCTCTTGGGCCTTGGCACACTCCCTCCCCCGTGGCGATCGATTCCCAGAATACGGAACTAAGAACTTTGGAAAGTTCCTACGATTCTTGAAATTCCTCGCGCGGGTTCCTGGAGGTGGTGTCCGGTACGTCAAGAACTGGGCTCATGGCCTTCGATCGAAGGCACTTACAGAGCCCCAGACGTCCCAAAAGGCTGCTCAGCTATTCTCCGCCTCTACGGTCAGTCGCGCGCTCCTAGGAGCGCCTGATCGCGCAGACGTTGAGAAAGCGGAAGCTGAGTGTCTTAGCAGATTCTGTTCGCCTGCTCTTGCAGATCCAGCCCCGGTAGCGGATGCCGTGTACGCCTTTGCCTACTCACTAGGTGAGAGGTACGTATCACGCTCCGCCTACCGGCACGCAGTCCAGGTCATCCCGTGCCCCGCGCCCTCCTTCAAGAACTGTTATTCTCCCCAATGGACACTCCCTACGGGCAGGAAGGCAGCTTCTCCTAAAGACACCGCACACGAGCTCTGGTTAATCAATCAATTAAACCAGGCTCCGCGTAGTGTCATGCGAGTGGTCCGCCGGCGTAACACCCCAGTCATAGCAGGTCGAGTGGAAATTCAGAGCGAATTCCACCACGACAACATTCGTGGTGGCGGGTGGTTGGAAATCGAGGGCACACGATGGTGCCCTGGAGAGCCAATCCCCGTCCTCCCTGCACTGGTGGCGAATACCGGCCCAACTCTAGAGGAGGTGACAAGGCGAAGAATTGAACATGGCAGAGTCGGTCATATGCATTCCGATGGTAGTATCACTACTTACCCAACGGAACTGCAAAAGGACAAGACCGTACTCCGTCTTAAGAATCCATGGTTCAACCGCCTTCTATCACCAACAGAAGCTGCGCGGCGACGAGAACAAGTCGCCGCATCCGAGAAGATACAGTTCAAGCAAGAGACCCCTGAGGGATACAGCCGAAAGGAACTCAGCAACTTGCGTGCATATCGACTGGCCAGGTTCTTGACGTACAACAGTCCAAAATTGGCAGGAACTTACCTCCACGGGGTGGAAGTAAATGCTATTAAGGAAAGGGGTTATAAAACCCGAGTTGTATCGTCTCACCCAGCCTATGTCACGCATTATAGTCGCTGTGTTTCCCGTCACCTACTACCAGTCCTGAAGGACTCACTGGTTAGTAGGGACTCACTCCGTAATCTCACAATCGAGCTGAAGAACAAATCGGATCAAGCCGTGCTTTACAGCGCGGACTTGACCGCAGCTTCCGATTGGATAGATCACACAGTGGGTCAGGCTGCTCTCAAGGGAATCCTCGAGGGTCTTGGGGTACAACATGCCGAGATTATGAGCGCACTGCGTTGTCTCGAACCCTACCGCATCAACAATGAGGGTAAATACAAAGATCGTATTACCACTCGTGGAGCGCATATGGGTCTAGGTACAACATGGACAGTGCTATCTATTCTCAACTTCTTTGCTGCCAGGGCCGCCGGGGCGCCAATCGGATCATTTAAGATCTGTGGTGACGACCTCATTGGGCTCTGGACCAGAAAACAAATCGCATTCTATGAAGAGGCGATCGAGGACCTGGGGCTGAAACTCAACAAAACGAAGAGTTTCATAGGTCCCCGTGGAGTTTTCTGCGAGAAGTTGATAGAGATAACTCGGCAGTTCAGGGGACGACAGACTGTAGCGGAGCAGGTACCCGTTCCTCAACCAACACTCAAGGAGTGCTGGCCCGAGAAGGAGAGATGTGATCCCCAACAAGTCTCGCAGCTTAGGCAGCTCAGCAACACGAAAACGGTATTTAAACCGGTACGTGAGCTTTGCTCCCAAGCCATCAGGCGAGCGAGTCGGGCACTCTCTAACCTTCCCATGGGGCCAGTGGCCTATGGTGGGCGTGGCGATGGAAAAATCAACCCCCTTCACGTCAAGAGCAAGCTCAAGACGTTCCTTATTCGGGGTCCTTTCTCCATTCGCCGAGACGTGGGCTCGTCAGCTCTCAAGGATAGAACCGAAATCTATCGGTTCGAGAGAACGACGAACCCCGCCCACGGCCGTACACCTTATGAAGATGTATTGGTGAGCGAGATGATGGCCGACCGAGAGAAGAACGTTGTCAATATGTTCAAGGACCTGAAAGACAGGTTCCAGGAAACATATGAGGATGAAATGGCTCCTCCTTCGCGTGCGCTAACGCAGAAGTGGAAGGAGTATGAGCGGGCAAAGGCAGGGAAGCCTTTGTCCAAATTCACCCACAGAGACAGTCTCAAGGTATGGCAAGCCGGAACCAGAGGAATCACTATGATCGAAGCGATTCGTGGAAGCCGGTTCATCAATGCTCGAACGAGGTACCGCTTGCTGAAAATCGAGCAGAACAGCAAACTCAGAAACAACTCGGCACTATGGCAATCCAAGATCGAGAGGATCGCCAAACGCACTCCGGTGCAATATGTTCCCACGAACGTATTATTGCAACACCCTGTGGCCAACAATATGGTCCAACAGAATGGTAGAGCACTAGTACCGAGGTGGGAAAGAGAGAGCGACCTAAGCCAGTAAGGGTCTCTC